GCATCTTCTAAGCTATTTGTAACCCTTAAATTTAGCTTTGCTTCGGCTAATGTTATTGGCTCGCTTGATGGTTCTGTTATGACTGAATATGATTGCACTATTTAACCGCTTTTTCTGTTTTAGATTCTTTTGTTGCCTTTTCTACTTTTGGCTTTATTTCTTGAACTAATTCTGCAATACCTAATTGAATTAATTCATCTGCTTGAGTTGTTTCAAAATCCCCTTCTTCGCCTTGTGAGTAGCCTAACCCAAAACCCATTGGTGAGGATATAAATTTTATTCTTTTCATGCTTTTTATAATTTAGAAATAATGAGGGGAGTCGAACCCCTCATTATTTGACATTGTTAAAATTAACCAGTAATCAAATCCAATGTTTTTAAGATTGTACCTGAACGCTTGATGGTAGTATCCCAATAAGTGTTACAAATAATTCTTGTTTGACCTTCAGCCGCATTTGTATATGGATCAATAACGATATCTAATCCACCCCACTGACATACTTTTAAGTTACTAAAATCACCTGCAATAACTGCCGAACAATTAGAACTTGAAGTACCTTTTGTTAAGTTATTTGGAAGGTTTGAAGTTACTAAATAAGGAATGTTATTGATAAATCCAGTTGCTCCATTGAAATATGAACCATAAGGAATTAACATAGCACCTGAACCAGTATCTACTGGAGTTGCCATCAATAATGCTTCAGTATTCGGATTGATTAACCAAAATATTTTGCTTGCATCTACGTTACCATTCAATAATGTTTTTCTCATGTTCTGAATGTATGTTAGTGATGGTGCGCCACCATTAGTACCTAAAGCTAAAGTAGCTGCGGTTGCATTTGATGTGATACCAGTCATTGCATTTGATGAACCATTACCAGTTAATACTTTTCCTTCAACATATGGATATAAAGCATTTTGTAATGATTGCAATAATTTTGCATCCATCGTAGGATCTTGAATCATCAACTGATTTGATAATAAGATTTTACCTGCAATTCTCTTAGGTGAAACCGAACGATTTACAGTTACTGCATCTGCATCGGCTGCGGTTGCGTTTTCTGCTGCATCTGCAAAAGTCCATCCAGTTGAAAATCCAGTGTAATCAACATTGGGAACCATACCCATTTCCCATTCTGCACCTACTTTGTCCAATACTCTGTTTGCTCTTAGCACATCAAAGAAACCCATTTTATCAGTTTGGATAAAGTTTCCACCTGCACTTGCTGAACCTGCAGACATTGCACGTTTTTGGATTGCGTTTAATGCTTTCAAGTTGATGTAATGACCATTACTAGATGCACCTAATGAACGTGCTTCTACAACACCTTCATCTAAAATCTCACGCTCTAAACCAGTGATAGGCTCATTACGATTGATTGAGTTGAAGAATTTTGTCATTGAGAAATTACTCATGTCTCTTTCTTCTGCATTCATGCCATCATTTGACTTCTTGCTTTGTACTGATTTTTTCGCAAATTTCTCACGCAATTCAGCATCTTTGATTTGATTTTCAAAAGCTTCAACTTCTGTTTGGATGTTTCTAAGAATGGTAGTTTCATCTGCTGATAACTCACGTTTTTCAGTTTCTGCTTTATTTACCAAATCAACACCTTCTGTTCTTTTTAGAGACTGTAATTGTCTCAATTCTACACTTGTTTTCATGTTGTTTATTTTATATTAAGTTAAATTTATGCTTATTAATTAGATAGTAATTTGAATTAATATCCGTTGGTCTTATTTGCTTTTTTCTTAGTTCAATATTACGCTTGCACGCTTCTATTTCTGTTTCTTCGTATGCAGGATTAACCACTGGTCCTACATCGTATAATTTACCAATTTTAGTAATAGTTCTTATGCACGTTCCATCCTCAAAATCTTCTACCATCTGCTCGGCAACTGTGAAAGCAAATGAACATCCTCTTATATTTTGAAGTTTTACATTTTCTAATACATCATTTCCAATAGTTGTGTTTGGTGCTTCAAATTCGAAGTATAAACCTTTCTCATCTACTGATAATTTCAATGTGCCTTCACCATCTTTTGAACGTGCTAATAAGTATTCAGATTCATGATTGAATAAAGCTACTACATCGCTCATATCACACTCACTAAATGCACCTTCAGCAATAGTTTCTTTATAGCCATCCCACATTTCGTAAAATGAATTAAAAACAGCGCTATAACCTTTTATAGTTCTGCCTTCTTCGCTTACTATGTTGCTTTCTCTTATGTTAAATCTTCTTTCCATTATTGTTGCTGCCCTCCGATTGGCTCTGATTGTGTTAATTGTAAATTCTTTTCTGCTTGACCTTTCCAAAATTCAATAGCTTCATTAGCAGGTATCATATTGCTTGGTACATAATTTATATTACTTGCCTCGTTGTCTATTGTATTCTCTCCCCACATCTTTCTCACTTCATTTGGTGTTATACCACCGCTTGTAAACATTGTTCTTGTTTTACGTTCCATTGCTGCACTATCACCTCTATAATATACTTGAGTATCAAAATACCCATCTAATGTTTCACGCTCATTTATTGCAAATAGTTTCTTATCTGCTTCTTGCTCAAATCTAACTATCCAAGGCATCAACGTATCTGTTAAATACTTAATATCTGTTTGTTCAAGTGAACTATTATTTGTATCTGATAAATCCGATAATTTACTTAATGGCATTCTAAACCATCGTGCAATTTCGCCTCTTATCAAATTTTCAGTTTCTATAAATTGAGATTTTTGAGGATCATAATTCATCTGCTCGAATTTCATTCCACTTGGACCGCCACCTATACCACCTTTCGAGAATGAATTGAGAAACATATTAATATACGTTTGCAGTTTCTTTTCATCATTTACACCCTCGAAAGTTAGCAAGCCACTCATTGCTGCACCTTCTTTAAAATAATTGCTTGAATAATCTTGAATTGCTAATGCTTTGCCTAATGATTGCAGTTGAAATCCTAAAACAGATTGCCCCACCATTGTATTGCCTGCACCTTTGATATGGAATACTTCTTCACTCGAATAAATACCTGCTAATTTTAATGGCTCATAGTTTATAGTGTACCATAAATTTTTAGTATCAGTATCGTATTGAGGATATACGAAATTAGAATCTACATAGTGAATTTCTTCTACAAATCCGCTTGAATTTCTTACGATATAACCATAACCATTACCCCTACCAATTGCATCTTTTAAAATAGAGTATTTTATATCAAATGGAATTGCATAACCATTAGGTTTTTTGTTTAGTAATTGATAAGCATTGTTTTTTGTAATCCTTGTTTTGTTACCATTAGCTTCAGTTTTAATAACTACATAAGGTAATTTACTAATGTCTTCGCAGATGTTACGAATACAAGCATAATAAGTAGCTAATTGATTTACTGACCTCTCATTAACAACTTCACCACTTTTTGCATAGCCACTAAAAAAATTAGCTTGAGGCATTCCATTAATACCAGTTGCAGGCATTAAATTGCTTGGAGTTTTCGCTCTAAAATTAATTTTTGGTAGATACTTTGTAAAAAAGTTAGCCATATACGCCACAAAATTGCAGTATATTTAATTAACTGAAGTTAACTATTTAATATAGCCCGAAAAACTTTGATTTTGAAGCCTTAAAGGAGTTATAAGACTTATATTTATACTGTCTATATTTGGCAAAATACTCATTTTCTAAGTGATTATATGCTTCTTCACCATTTTTAAAGTATGGTAAAAGATTAAAGAATCGGCTAAAATAGCCTTTGATTTGTGTTAAATCGTGTTTGTTTTCAGGTATTAAACTCATGTTATCTTACTTTTATAAAGAAATATTCCTTTTCAATTGGTTTTTCGACTTGTGATTGCATATAAGCAGCTATCGCCATTACATTAGCGACTGGACCATCGACTTTATTATCATTATTTGATTTGTCAATCTTCATGTTTCCTGCTGCATCTCTTAATATTAAAATGTTGCCCATCATACACCGCATAACTTGATTGTTACCATGATTCAATTCTTTATTAAGTATCATGCGCTCAAATTCGCTTGTAGGTGCGCCCATGCTCATAAATCCTTGCCCGAATGGTGTCATCTCAATACCATCTTGAGTTAATTCTGTGACTAATGTTGTAGCAAATGCCCTATCATAATTGATAAACTTAATTCTAAAGTTTTCATTACAGAAATTAATTGCATTTCTTATAAGTTGATGATCTATAACATTGCCATCTGTTAGGTTAATTAATCCATTTTCTGACCATTCTAATAGGTTTGAATAGTTTCTCTTATGCCTTTCCTTTGCTGTTAATTCAGGAAGCCAAAAGTAGTATAAACATTTAAAGTCCTTTTCATCATTAATCGGTGGGAATAACAAACATAATGAACTAAAATCTTGTGATTTACTCAAATCCAATCCACCA